GTGCCGAAACAGCGAAGCCCAGATTCTTACAAGGCGGAAGAATTATACAAGCAGGGTATGAAGTTAGTTGAGATTGCAAATCAATTAAATTTGCCGGAGGGGACTGTAAGAAGATGGAAGCATTCATACAAATGGAATACCGAACGTTCGGAAAAACAAAGCGAACGTTCGCATAAAAAGAAAGGCGCCCAGCCGGGCAACAAGAACGCTGTGGGGCACGGGGCGCCGAAGAAAAATAAAAATGCAGAAAAGTTCGGTTTCTTCTCGAAGTATCTTCCGGAGGAAACCGTTTCTATTATTCAGGAAATGCCTGAAGACCCGCTGGATATTCTGTGGGACCAGATACAGATCGCTTATGCGGCCATCATCCGGGCGCAGCGGATCATGTACGTTATAGACAGCGACGATAAGACGGTTGAGAAGATAGAGCATAAGGATGGAAACGTGATTGGAGAGCGCTGGGAGGTACAGCAGGCCTGGGACAAGCAGGCGAACTTTTTAAGTGCACAGGCGCGGGCGCAGAAAACGCTGGACAGCATGATTAATCGGTATGAGGAATTGCTGCACAAGAACTGGAAGCTGGCAACGAAGGAGCAGAAGATGAGGATACAGCAGATGAAAGCGAATACGGAAAAGTTGAGGAAAGACAGTGGGTCGGATGAAACTGAAGGAGTTGAGATAATCAATGACGCCCCAAAAGAAACAGGTCAGAATCTCGGAAATCATAATTCCGAAGTATCTGCCGATATTTAATGATCGAAACTATAAGCATATCATATTGACATCGGGACGTGCCGGAACGAAGTCAAGTTATGCTGCAATACGTGCAGACTATCAGATTGTGTCAGATTCTCACGGTTCTGTTGTAGTCCTGCGTAAACATCACAATAAATTACGTAAGACCGTTTACAAAGAAATGCTGCGGGGAATCAGCCGATTGAAGATAGCGAAGAACTGCTTTATCATTACGAAGTCACCAATGGAGATAACCTACAAGAAAACAGGTTCAACAATCTATTTCTCTGGTTCAGACGGCATAGACGATACGAAAGGTATTATCGACGAAGATAAGCCTATAAAACTGGTTATTTTGGATGAGCTAACAGAGTTTTTTGACGACGGCGAGGGTGAAGATGAGCTGCAAAATATAGAGGCAACCTTTATCCGAGGGAATTCTTCGGGGTTCCAGATGATTTATCTGTATAATCCGCCGAAAAACCCAAACGCTCCGATTGTAAAATGGTGCAAAAAAATGGAACGGCGCCCAGACTGCGTACATATCCATACAGATTACCGGGATGTGCCTCCAGAATGGCTTGGAAGGGACTTGATAGAGTCTGCCGAAATGATGAAAAAGCTGGATGAAAAACAGTACAGATGGGTTTGGGGCGGTGAAAGCATTGGTGTGGATGAATTGATTTATTACATGTTTTCGGACAGACATAAATCAAGACCCACACAGAAGAAATACCAGCTGATAGGAATAGGTGTTGACTACGGTCAGCAGAACGCAACCACGTATCAGCCGTTTGGACTTGACATTTATCATAAAAAATTAGAAGGAATTGCAGAATTCTATCATTCTGGCAGGGATACAGGAAAGCAAAAATCGCCGTCAGAGTATGCAAAAGAATTTATAAAGCTTACCGATACATTGCATGAGAAATATTCGTGCAATGCTTTTTATGTATTTATAGATCCATCTGCTAAAGGGCTTTCGGAGGAAATTAAAAGAGCAGCAGTGGGACGCTTTTATGGTATTTCTATTAAGGACGCAGATAATACAGTGGCATTGGGAATTTCCAGGGTACAGAAATGTTTGACCTATGAGATTTTGACGGTATCTCCGGAGCAGGAAAAGCTGATAGAAGAATTTGGACTATATGAGTATGACAAAGACCTGCTGGACAAAGGGAAAGAACAGCCTGTAAAACTGAACGACCATTGTATGGATGCGGTAAGGTATCTTGTTATGGGTTTGTGGAGCAAGCTGAAGTATTTCCTTCCTGTAACAGAAAGAGAGGATGAAAGTAAATGAATATCATAAAATATTTGAATAATGCCGGGTATGATACGGTTGATACGGGGTTTTATACACTGATAAATACCTGGAAAAGCTGGTATATAGGAGATGTGCGGAAATTTCACAGATACAAAATGTACAATGGAAAAGAGCATGTGTCATGCAGGCGTTTAAGCCTGGGAATGGCAAAGAAATTGTGTGAAGATATAGCAGACCTTTTATTGAATGAAAAGGTTCAGATAACTATACAGGATGCAAATACAAGCGACTTTGTTATGCAGGTTTTAAAAGACAACAATTTCTTTGTACTCGGCAATGACTATCAGGAGAGGAAAGCTTATACGGGGACAGTGGCATATGTTCCTTACCTGGAAGGGATGACGGCAGACAATGAAGGAAATATTTTACCGTATGAGGGCGGAAACATAAAAATTAATTATGTGTCAGCTTCAAATATATTTCCTTTGTCCTGGGGAAATGGATATATTTCTGAATGTGCATTTGCATTTCCAAAAGTAATCGGGACAAAAAAATATGTACATATTCAAATACATAAATTGGAAAATACAAGTTATGTACTCGAAAATCATATTGTTGAATGTACCAGTGGAGCAGGGACAGAAGTTCCAAAAGAACAGTGGGGAGCATTAAAAGGTTTTGAAAATATGGCGGAACGGTTCTATACGAATTCTCCGGAAAGGCAGTTTGTAATTGACCGACTGAATATAGCAAATAACTCTGACAAGGATAATCCAATGGGTATGGCGATTTTTGCAAACAGTATCGATGTGCTGCAGGGAATTGATACCGTATATGATTCTTATATCAACGAATTTGTATTAGGGAAAAAACGAATCTTTGTAGCGCCAGAAATGCTGGGTATAGATGTATTTGGAAATCCGGCATTTGATCCAAATGATGTGGTTTTTTATAAATTGCCGGAAGGCTATCTGAAAGAAGGAGGAAAGCCGATAGAGTCAGTTGACATGAATATTCGGGCAGATTCACATGAAAAGGCGATTAATGACAATCTGAATATGCTGTCAATGAAATGTGGCTTTGGACAGAATCATTACAGGTTTGAGAATGGAAGTATACAGACTGCAACACAGGTGATTTCTGAAAATTCGGATATGTTCCGGTCACTGAATAAGCATGAACTCATTCTTGAACCCGTACTGGATGAATTAATCCGTATTATTGCAAGGCTGGGTCAGGTAATCGGGCAGGATACAAAGCCGGATACAGAGGTAGTGATTGAGTTTGATGATTCAATAATCGAGGATAAACAGGCAGAACGGCAGTCAGACAGGCAGGATGTCAGTATGGGTGCTATGAGCCTGGAAGAGTACAGGGCAAAATGGTATGGAGAGACGCCAGAGGAAGCTGCAAGGAAAGTTGTACAGGAAACGCCAGAACCAGATCCAGCAGAGGAGTGATGTAAATGACGCCGGAGGAAAAAGGAACTCTGCCGCTTGAGGTAGAGGCTCTGTTTTATTCGTTACAAGGGCGGATTTATTCAGATGTAGTACGAAGAATTAAAAAAGTTGGCGAAATTACCAGTACGGCGGATTACCAGATAAATAAACTGCTTATTCTTGGAAACAGTACAGAGTTTATTGAGCAGGAAATAAAAGAACTTACAGGATTGACAGATCCGGAAATATGGGCGCTGTATGACAAAGTCTGCGACTGGGAATATGTGAGATATAAAGATGCATATGAGCAGATAAACGGACATTTCGTACCGCTGGAAGAAAATGAACAGGTAAGGCAATGGGCAGAGGCTATTATAAAGCAGACAAAAGGAGAGATTAAAAACATTACCCAGTCAATGGGATTTTCTGTGGATATAGGCGGCGGAAGGACAGCATTTACTCCCTTTGCGGAATATTATCAGAAATATCTTGACCGCGCCTGTATGGATATAGTGACAGGAGCGTTTGACTATAATACGGTTCTGCGCAGAGTAGTAAAGGAAATGACAGCCTCTGGGCTGCGTACAGTCGATTATGCTTCCGGATATAGTTGCCGTATTCCTGTGGCAGTACGGCGTGCAATTATGACAGGTGTTTCTCAGTTATCGGCACAGATTAATGAGAAGATAGCAAAGGATTTAGGCACAGATACCTTTGAAGTTACCTGGCATGCAGGGCATAGACCTTCCCATTGGTGGGGCGGGAATGTGTATACGAAGCAAGAACTGATTTCTGTATGCGGTTTAGGAGATGTATCCGGCCTTTGCGGTGCAAACTGCCGGCATAGTTATATGGCATTTGTGAAAGGGTATTCTGTCCGTACATATACACCAGAGCATCTCCGGGAACTGGAAAGAAAAGAACAGCAGACAAGAGCGTATAACGGAAAAGAATATACTCCTTACCAAGCTTCACAGGTGCAGAGACAAATGGAAACAAAAATGCGGAACCAGCGGGCATATGTGAAAGGGCTCCAGCAGGGTGGGGGAAGTACAGATGATGTCATTGCAGCAAAATCCAGGTATTTGAATACCCTTCATCAATATCAGAGTTTTTCAAAGAAAATGAAACTGCCAGAGCAGATGGAACGGGTGTATATGGATGGGCTTGGAAGAGTGGCATTTGGGACGACAAATTATACAAAATTTATTGCAAAAAAATCTAGTATTGCTATAATAAAAGAAAAAGAGAGCAAACTAAAGATGAACCTACAGTTTTTTTCTGAAAAGGATATAAAGAATCAGGAATCAAATTCTTTAAAACGTGCGATTAGAAAATATCAAATAAGAATTGAGGAACATGAAGCAAAGATTTCTGACCCTAAAGTATTTTATCCCGAATGGGACAATTATGATACCCGGTATCAAGAAGGTCTAAAACGCCACTGGAACAAAGAAATTCGTAATTTCAGGCAATCTATTCAAGATAGGATAGAAGAATTGAAAAGTAGAGGTGATTACCATGAGTAAATTAAGTGAAGAATCTTTAAAGTATATTATTGCCCGACTTGTTGATAATGCCAATGATGCTGTTGAAGAAAGTGAAAAAGATAAATCAGACACGTTTAATCAAGGGCGCCGTTTGGCATATTATGAAATGTTGGATATTTTAAAAAGTGAATTGGATGTCAGAGATGTCGACTTGAAAGAATTGGGATTAGATTTTGACGTAAATAAAATTGCATAGGCGTTGTTTTTGCTCATGAAAAAGCATTAAAGGCATATAAATTGGAGTTAGAGAAATTTTTGAAAGATGGTGAGTAAATGATTCAGATTCTTGATAAGCTGGTTGTTGGAAGTAATACTTCAATAACTATTCCTGGGGACGGTTCCGATATGAAAATAGGACATCAGCTGACTGATCCGAAAGGAATTCCGCATGAAATTTTATTAATCGCCATGATAGAATATGAAAAACCGGAAAATATTGTAAAATCTACCACGGTTTTTGTGAAGGGAATCTGGCAGGAATGAATCAAAAAAATTAAGGAGAAATAATGAAATTAAAATATAAAGGAGAATCATTTGGCGTAGATTCTCTGACTGATGGGGAAATATACGAAGCGACAGAAGAAAATGGAATGTACAGGGTAATCGATGATAGTGGAGAGGATTATCTGTATTCAAAAGAGAATCCGGCTCCGTTGGATGGAAGCAGTAAAGGCGGAAAATGGGAAATCGTTGAGGAATAATACCATTCATTCTTCGGAGTGAGTGGTATTTTTATACTCATTTTTAGGAGGTAGAATGACAAAAATCACATACACAGAAAGCGGCATTATCTTTTCCGGACATGCCGATAACCCTATTGTCTGTCATGCGATTTCCGCAATCAGCCAGATGGCAACGAATTATGTGGCAGACAATAATTGGGGGAGCGTATTATTGGCAGACGGCTATCTGGAAATCAGAGACATAGATGAAAAATACTACGAAAATGATTTGTTTAAAGCTATGAGCAAAGCGCTTGAGGATATAGAGGAAGAATATCCTGGAAACGTAAAAATTGAATACAGATAAGAGAATAAGAGAGCCTGGAAATAGGTTCTCTTTTCATATGTCCAAAACGTGATGACATGAAAAGCTCGGGAGCCTGTCGAGGCGAAACGGAGGTAGAAGGAAATGAAAAACAGAATGTATTTACAGCTTTTTGAGGACGGCGCGGGAGCTGGCTCTGCAGGAGGGCAGGGTGGAAATGCCGGGACTGGCAACGGCGGCCAGAATGGCAACGTCGGGAGTGGAAACAGTAATCAGAATACTGGAGGCAATCATGCAACATACAGTTATGAACAGGCACAGGAAATCGCAGAAGCAAGAGCGCGGCGTGCAGAACAGTCAGCACTTAAGTCCTATTTTCAGCAACAAGGAATGACTCAAGAGGAAGCAGCGCAGGCTTTATCTGATTATCGGGAGAAAAAGAGAGCGTCTCAACCAAATGTGTCTGAAATTCAGAAAGAACTTGAGGCAGAAAGGGCAAAGAATGCACAGTACGAAAATGAAAAAATCTTGATTAAAAAAGGTGTAAAGCCGGAAGATTTGGACTATGTTGCATTTAAGTCTGCAAAATTGGTGGATGAAAAAACAGATTTTGCAAAAGCAGCGGATAGGTTTTTAAAAGAAAACCCACGCTTTATAGGCGGAACTGGAGGTACAGGCGGAATGTATAGAGTAAGTACAGGAGCCCAATCAAGCGGCGCTTCTGGTACAGGCAATCCAAATGATAGTATTAATGCTGCAATAAGAAAAGCAGCAGGAAGGTAGGTAAAAAATGAACAAAAACAGAATGAATTTAAGACGGTTTGAAAATGATGCGGTCATCATTGACCGTACCGGGGCGGATACCCTTGTCCCGGAAGAAAAAGCGAGGGAAATTATTCAGGGAGTTGTGACGCAGTCCGCAGTACTGGCGCAAGGAAGACGTCTTCCGAACATGTCCAGCAAGACATATAAAATGCCGGTGCTTGACATGCTGCCGCTGGCGTATTTCGTAAACGGAGATACAGGACAGAAACAGACTACGAAAATGATGTGGGACAAGAAATTTATCACTGCGGAGGAAATCGCCGTCATTGTGCCGATTCCAGAGGCCGTATTGGATGATTCCGATTATGACATTTGGGGAGAGGTACGTCCGAGAGTGCAGGAGGCATTTGGAAAGGTGATTGACGGTGCGGTACTGTTTGATGTAAACAAGCCGACTTCTTGGCGGGACGGAGTAGTGACGACTGCAACAAAAGCAAGGAGCGTAGTGACTCTTGGGGCGTCAGATGACCTTTACGATAAGATTATGGGGGTAGACGGGGTGATCGCTAAAGTTGAGGAATCCGGATTTTTCGTTTCCGGTCACATGGCGGACATTACTATGAGAGCAAAGCTGCGCGGATTGAAAGATACCACAGGACAGCCGTTATTTAAGTCCGATATGCAGAGCGACACAAGGTACTCCCTTGATGGTTCTCCTATGACATTCCCAAACAACGGTTCTTTTGATAAATCAAAAGCACTGATGATTTCCGGGGATTTCTCACAGCTTGTATACTCCATCCGACAGGATATTACATTCAAGCTGTTTACAGAGGGAGTAGTACAGAATACGGACGGTTCTATCGCATATAACCTTATGCAGCAGGATATGGTGGCTCTTCGTGCAGTAATGCGTCTTGGGTGGGAGATTCCGAACCCAATTAACTCTGTACAGTCTGATAAGACAAAACGCTGCCCGTTCGCAATCTTAAAGGCGGGGGAATAACGCCCCCGTCCACTGATGCCGTTATTGGCACGGGGGTAATCGGAACGGCAACAATCGCACCAGAACCAAAACAAAAAGCAAGAGCAAGGAGGAAATAAGGATGGCATATACAAAAACGACATGGGCAGACGGAAATGTAATTACAGCGGATAAGATGAATAACCTGGAAACAGGTGTGGAAACGGCGAATAATGGAATTCCTTCAACAGCAACGACTGCAAAGGCCGGCTTGGTAAAACAAGCTGCCTTAGTTGCGGAAGCTGCCGGGGAGAATGTTACAAAAGCAGAGTTTAAGGCGTTACTGGATGCGCTAAAAGCTGCCGGGATTATGGCAAGCTCATAAGGCGGTGAACTATGTGATCCAGGTGAATTATGCATTTTATGAAAATGAATATGCAGGTACAGTCATACCGGATGAAGAATCTTTTAAACAGCCGGTTTTAAAGGCAAATATCTATCTAAACCAGGTACTGCACAAAGAACCATCTGAAGAAAAATTGAATCTGGTACAGTTATGTCTGTGCGAGTTATCTGATTTGATTTATCAGGATGCCGCAGTCCGTAATGAGCATAGCGGAAAAGATGTACAGTCTGAAAATACAGACGGTTATAGTATTACCTATGCGTCCAGGGAAGGAAATTCCCTGGATGTATCTGTATATGATACTATCCGGCGTTATTTATCTAATACAGGGCTTCTTTACTTGGGGGTGGATTATTGTGCTGACAAATGCTGCAATTACAATTTTTAATTGTTTTCCTGACAGGGAAACTAAAAAAATGGTATATGTTCCGCATTATATTGAGCGTGTATGGTTTCACACAAATCAGAAGACTTCAGTTGTGGAAGGCGGACTTTCCAGTGCAGATGAATATCTGATAAGAATCCCCTATTCGGAATGCTCCGACTGGCTGTCGCCCTGCGATTTTCTTGAACTGGCAGATACGGGAGAAAACTGGACAGTACAAAACAATGATTTTTTCATTGTTGGAGAGTGGCCCGGTGCGGAAAAAGTAAGCGGGATAGCTGAAATAAAAAAAGAATTTTCCGGTGAAGTCGGGAAGGTATTGAGTCATTCGGAGAATTTTTTCGGTTCTTCAAAGCATATTCGAATAGGAGGCGGAGCCTGATGGGAACAAAGATAAGGCTGGAAATAGATCCAACAGATAAGATACTGCTGAAAAGAAGCCTGAATAAGAACGGAAACGGACAGCGGTTCTTTACCCATGAGGTAAGGCGGTTGTCCGATCCATATGTGCCGTTTTTAACAGGAACTTTGAAAAATACAGCAACGGAAGAAACGAGCCGTATTATTTATAATACCCCTTATGCCCGCAGACAGTATTATGAGAACAAAGGGAACGGCCTGCGCGGCTCGCACTGGACAGAGCGCATGTGGGCGGACCGTGGGAAAGAAATAGTTCGGGCAACAGCAACATATTGTGGAGGGAAAGCCAAATGAGCGTAGCAAGTAAGGTAAAAGAGTTTATAGAAACCTGTCCGTTTTTGGAAGAGTTCGGGCAGGCAACTTTCCCGGTTGTGAATCTCAATGTTTTAGAAGAAAACCCGACTATGTACAGCATTGAGGAAACACCAGCAGAACCCATTATAAAGAGATTTGCAAACGGGGATACAGTGAGGCAATATGTATTTTCACTGTGTTCCAGGGAATTGTATGGGCCGGCAGAGAATGAAAAAACAGCAGAGTTTTACGAAAAGTTTTCAGACTGGCTGGAGGATTGCACAAGAGAAGGAACTCTCCCGGTATTATCCGGCCAGCTGCAGAGTAAATCAATACGGGCAACTACAAATGGATATTTATATGACAACCAGGGAGAAAAGTGCCAATACAGGATACAATGTCAATTTATTTATTACAAACGGAGGTAAAGAGAATGGAAATGAATTTACAATTTTTTGCAGAAGAAACAAATACAGGAGTAGTGGGAAGGTATCAGCATCCGGGGTACATTGATGTAACAGGAGGGGGAGAAGAACCACAGTATGAACTGCTTGGCTTCGGTGTGACGCAGCTGGACGATTCGCCTTCCGCACAGACAACGTCAAAACGGTATGTAAATCAGAAATCAGCAACACAGTCAATCGGCTCTTATGAGTGGACAGCTCCACTTGAATTTGATCTGATTCGTTCCGAAAAGGCAATTGAGTACATTGCAGATATAGGAGAAAACGAAAAAACAGGAGCAGCAGCGGAAACATATTATGTGAAAGTGTTTATGGAGAAGCCGGCAGAACCATCACAGGCGAATACTTTTAAAGCAAAACGCCGCAGGGTGGCTGTGGAAGTATCAGAATTTGCTGACAACGATGGAGAAATCCAGGGCAGCGGAAATCTCCTTGCAGTTTCCGACTGGGTAGACGGAACTTTTAATACACAGACAAAGACATTTACACCGGCGGGGGAATAGAGGCCCCCGCAAATAATGCCTTGATTGGCGAGGGCGTAATAGGCAAGGCAGAAGTCGGACAGGGAAAGGAGTAACGGTAGTATGGAGATACACGGTGTTGAGTTAGATTTTTCGTTATTTAACGAAGATAAAAAAGAAGTAAAGGAAAAGTATTTTGTAGAACTGCAGAAAATGTCCCACGTAAAAGAGAATATGCCGGACGGTACAGAACAGGAGAAAAGTAAATACCTGTGCGATTCGATTAAGTGTATGTTTGACAATATATTCGGAGAAGGCACAGGTGTTCAGGTATGCGGAGAAGATAATGATCTTCTGAAGCATATGGACGCATATGATCAGCTTGTAAGCGAGCAGATACGGCAGCAAGATAAGTATGCGGAAATAATGAAGAGGATAAAAAACATGAAGGTGAAAAAATGAGTGTTTTAACTTCTCCTTTCCCAATGTCGCTGACAATAAACGGTGTGGAGTGTCCGATTAACCCGGACTTCCGCACTGTTTTGCGCTGTTATGAAATACAGGGAGATAAAGCGGAACTGTCACAGGAGGAACTGCTTAAAATTTTGCTGCTGTTTTATAAAAAGCAGAGAATGTTTACGGAGGAGCATGTCAATAAAATGTACTGGTTCTTTTCCTGCGGCAGAGAGAAGGAAAAGAAACACTTCCCCAGGAAGATTGCAGGGATAAACGATAAACAGCCGTTTGACTTTGAAAAGGACGCTGATTTGATTTATGCCGGCTTTATGCAGCAATACGGCATAGATTTGCAGACAGAGGACATGCACTGGTGGAAGTTTATGATTCTACTTGAAAATTTAGGAAGTGACACCCGGCTGAATAAGGTAATGGAATACCGGACGATTGACACAAATAATAAGAACCTGTCAAAAAGGGAAAGGGAGTTTTACAAGGCTATGCAGAGATACTATGGCATTGACGTAAAAGTCCCGGAAATGAGCGAACGGGTGAAGCAGATAGAGGAAGCCCTGCTAAAGGGCGAGGATGTGAGCCAGTTGCTAAAAAATTCATAGTGAATTTATCTGAAATATGGTATAATTTCCCTATCTATACAAAAGGGGGAAGCGCTATGAAGAAGATAGTAAGTATGTTGCTTGTAGTAAGTCTGTGTTGCGGTATGATTGTTGGATGTGGAAAGAAAAGAGTTGTTACGAATGACTTTGATTCTGAAACAAATAAGACGGAGTCGCTTAATGAATATTTCTATGAAGTCCCTAAAAACTGGGAAAAAGGGGAGGACTCTACAGAAGATACCATATATTTTTATCCAGACGAGGCAATGCTTATGGTATCGTATTCTGAAATGGATGAAAGTATTCTAGATAAAGAAGTAAGAGAAGAGTTTATTGATGGATTTATCTCTTCACTAGAGAATTTTAAGATAAAAGAAGAGTCAGAAATAGAAGTAAATGAAGAAACAGCATATAAGTATGACATGAATGTAAAGCTGTCTGGTAAAGATTTTACTGCAGAGATGATTCTTTTAGATGGTGCGGGGGGAGTTATTAGTTTTATGATGGCAACTCTTCAAACTTCGGAAAATGATTATAGTGAAGATTTTGGTGAAATTATCAAAAGCATACATGAGACATTGCCATTTATTACTACAATTGATGATGTAGATAGTACAGTATCTATTTTAAATATGGCAGGAAAATGCGATTATCATTCTAATGGCATTACAACATCAGAAAATGGAACAACGATGGAAATGTTAATTGATAGTACTAACGGAACATCTATAATGATTATAGGTGATGAAAACAAAAATATTACTTTGATTATGGGTAATTCGGACACAAAAGAATCTCTTACATCCGTAGGGACAATAATGTTGATGGGAACAAAAGTGCTGTCAACGAATGCTTCGGAGTTTATTGCAAATTTGGCACCCGACAATTTGGAAAAAATGGGGAATGAAGTGGATGACATATTGACAGAAACCATAGATGGAGTTACATACACTATTCAAAAATTAGATTCTGGTTCTTATTCTTTTGCATTACAACGGGATTTTGAAACTAAAGAAGAGTATGAGGATTATGTTAAAGAAAATAATCTAGAATAATGCGATTTATGCCACCTGCTCCGGCGGGTGGTATTTTTGTACCTGTTTTTAAGGAGAACACATGAGATTAATTGAATACAGGGGAGAAGTCCTGTCAGGGTATGTTCCTGACCTCCCCAAAACTACCGGAAGGTGTGACGAAATGTCATGCCTTATTTTGATACTTAAAATTCAACGGAAAGGATTGGAAATATGTTAGTAGAAATTAAAAGAATCAGCAAAATGGAAATGACGGTAGTAAGTAGCTTAGACGTGGCAGAAACGTTTGAAAAAAGACACGCAGACGTATTAAGAGATATTGAAGAACTTGGGTGTAGCAAGGATTTTAGAGAACGCAATTTTGCGCTCTCTAAATATTTGATTGAAAATAACAAGAGAAGCTATCCAATGTATTACATGACAAGAGATGGTTTCACTATCCTTGTTATGGGTTACACTGGTGAAAAAGCCATGCGTTTTAAAGAAGCATATATCAAACAGTTTAATGCAATGGAAAAAGCTTTGCAGGGCAAACTCATTGAAAGGGAAAAAGGAATTGCAGTCAGACAGTCACTCACAAAGGCGTTGCAACAGTCTGCTGAAAATGAGCGCATGCACGGTCATGCTTATTCTACATACACGAACTGTATTTATAAGGTGCTGTTTGGGAAGAACGCAAAACAGTTAAGAGAAGAATTAGGAATCAGTAAAAAGGACAATCTGCGTGATTATCTGTCAGCAGAGGAGTTGAAAGCTATTCAGTCTATGGAGTGTCTTGTCAGTGGACTTGTAGACTGCGGTTGGGGATACGACCAGATAAAGGAGTTTATACAGCAGAACAATACCATGTTGCAGATTGCGGCGTAGATTTTTTAAATCACCTCTTGACAGATTGTAGCTACATAGATATAATGAAAATGTGGCTACAAACTGAAAGGAGGGGGAAGAGGAATGTCACCAAAAATTGGACAGAAACTTACTGATAAACCTAAAGATGTAACAGTTCGAGCGAGAATGGATAAAGAAACCCTTGAAAAACTAGACTATTTGGTAAAAAAACAAGGACTCGATCGATCAAAAGTTATACGAAACGGTATCGAAAAACAGTATGAATCTGAACAAAAGAAATAGAACGTTGCCCGACTACCAATCAAAACAACGTTCTACGCTGAGGAACTTCCTCTATGAAATATTGTATCATTTAAGGAAGTTCTTCGCAATCAAAAAATGAAAGCGAGGAAAATCAACATGCAATTACCGCAGATAAGGCAGTCTTGAATTTCAAGATTGCCTAAAATTATGCTTGACAACGTAGCGCGCTACGATATATAATTGTAGTACGCTACAAAGTGAGGTGATTGTTATAGCGGATAATAGTAGAGCCGATTATTTCAGACAGCGCCGTGAGAATAGAAAATCTTTTAACGTTCTTTTAGAAAAAAGCAAAGCGGAAAAATTTGAAAATAAATTGAAAGAATTGAAAAAGAGTAAAACGGAATGGCTTAATGAAAAAATCGACGAGGAATTAAAAAAATAAGAGCAAGCGGTCAACTTGGCGGAAGACGCTTACTCTTATTGTACCAGAAGTATCTTTCTGATAAATCTATCATATCAGATGATGATACTTCTTTCAAGAATCAAAATTTGAAAGGAGTTTTATTGTGAAATTGATGTTACCGCAGACTATTGAAAGAAAAGGGATAAGGGTACTTACTACAAAACAAATTGCAAAGGAATATGGGGTAAAAGAACAACAGATAAGCCAAAATTTTAAAAATAACAGAACAAAATTTATTGATGGAAAACATTACATTTCATTATCTGGAGACGAATTGAAGGAGTTTAAGAAGCACTTCGAAAAAATCGAAGTGGTCAATGGAAGGGCTTCACACCTCTACCTCTGGACAGAGAAAGGCGCACTTCTCCATGCAAAGTCACTTAACACTGACAAGGCGTGGGAAGTATATGACTATCTGGTAGACTACTACTTTCGGGCAGAGGAAGAAAAGAAAGTGTCCACACCTGTGGAGACGAAGTCAGTACCAGTGATAAAATCAAAACCGTATACAAGAGAAGTAGTGGATGTCCCAGAAAATCCGGAAGTCCTTAAAGCAATCCAGAAAATTCGGGATGATTTGACTTGTATGGATGTGCTTTTACAATACTGTATACGTTATACAGAGAAAAAGGCATATAACAAAATCCAGAGTGCGGCGGCAGAGGTATTGCCTATCATTGTACAGGACTGGAATAAATTCTTTGATACTGAACCAAAGATAATACAGAAAGTATATTAAAATTACATAACGGTAATCAGAACACCTGTCTTTTGATGGGTGTTCTTTTTATACAAATTTTTAGGCGAAGGCAGGTGAGAAAAATTGAAAAGATAAAATGTGAGAAATGCGGACATACCCTTCTTTTTGCGGAAATAGTAAAGGGAGAGATAAAGTGTTCACGCTGTAAAAAGATAAATAAGATTGAATATTCAGCAAAGGCAAGAGCCAATAGTCCTCACCATTGAGTAGGGGAGCGTGCCTACTTTGCATAACAACAAGGTAGGTGAAGTAAATTGGCAGATGGAAAAGTCGTAATAGAGACTGACCTAGACTCTTCTGGGATAGAAAAAGGGTTATCTAAATTAGGGAGCATAACCGCGAAGGGGCTGAAAGCAGCAACTACTACGATAGCAGGGACAGCTACTGCATTGTCTGGAATGGCTGCTGCGGCAATCAAAGTCGGTTCAGACTTTGAGGCTGGCATGTCGCGTGTAAAAGCAATATCTGGGGCAACAGAGGAGGAGTTTGAACAACTCCGGAAGCAGGCAATACAGCTTGGAGCAGATACAGCGTTTTCATCCAGTGAAGCGGCACAGGGTATGGAGAATCTTGCGGCAGCCGGATTTGAAACGAATGAGATTATGGACGCTATGCCGGGACTTCTGGATTTGGCAGCAGCATCTGGAGAAGATTTGGCAAATAGTTCTGATATTGCCGCTTCGACATTACGGGGGTTCGGGCTTGCGGCGTCCGATGCAGGGCATGTGGCGGATGTTCTCGCGGAAAATGCGAACAGGACGAATTCTTCTGTAGCAGAGACCGGAGAAGCAATGAAGTATATCGCACCGCTGGCGAGGGCAGCTGGTTTAAGTCTTGAGGAAACTGCCGCCGCGATCGGTATCATGGCAAATGCCGGAATACAGGGAAGCCAGGCAGGTACTACTTTGCGTGGTGCTTTGTCAAGATTATCAAAACCAACGGCGGACATGCAGCAGGCAATGGATGAACTGGGAATTTCCTTCTATGATTCAGAAGGGAAAATGCTTTCTTTGGCTGAACAGGTAGACATGTTAAGTAAGGCTATGGAAGGAATGACTGACGAACAGAAAAATAACTATCTTGTTACACTGTATGGACAGGAATCTCTTTCCGGCATGCTTGCATTAATCAATGAAGGCGCCGGCAGTTTATCTGATTTGACAGCGGCATATGAGGCGTGTGACGGTTCGGCAAAGACAGCGGCAGAAACCATGCAGGATAACCTTAAAGGTGCTGTGGAGCAATTAAGCGGTTCTGCGGAGTCGCTGGGGATTGTATTTTATGATAGCGTCGCAGAGAGTTTGAAAAATGCTGCTTTAGTGGCAACTGATAGTGTGAATAATATTACAGACGCATTTAACAATGGCGGATTGGGTATGGCGATTGAAACAGCAGGTAATGAGTTTGCGAATCTAGCAACGAAAGCAGCAGAACACGCGCCGGATATGGTAGACGCTGCTGTTAGCTTTATTCAGTCATTTGCAGAAGGTGTTATAAGCAACCGAGGACAGCTGATAAGCGCCGCAGGAGAAGTGGCACAGTCATTTGCAGGCGGACTGGCAGAACTGCTCCCATCAGAAATACAACAGCCAGTTGAAGAAGCAATAAGCGCTATATCGAAATCACTATCCTCTGGCGGTTTGGCAGATGCAGGGAGAACGTTGGTTAATACCTTAGATAATGTGATTGAGGTTGTTGGGAAACTGGCAGACGTAGCGCTTCCGCCACTGACAAAAGCGCTGGACTTTGCAGGGGAAAACCTTGATCTAGTTGCGGCTTCTGCGGCTGCGGCATTTACGGCGTTTAAGGGATACAAGATAATTACAAACACAACTTCTGCGTTAAGTAAAGGTATAAAAGCCTGGAAAAAAGCAGAGGCTGCCGTAGATGCTTACAATGTGATTCAGATGGCATGCACGGCGCGAGGTGTTGTATCAAATGCGACACTTACAGTAGGGCAGGCAGTAGTGGGACTATTTACGGGGAAAGTTACTCTTGCTACTGCTGCACAGACAGCGTGGAATGCTGTTATGTCTGCAAATCCGATTGGATTATTGTTGACGGCCGTGGGAGCGCTTACAGCCGGAATTGCGGCATATGCACTTACAACAGATAAATCGGTAACTTCTACAAGTGGATTGACTGAGAAGCAAAAAGAGAGTATTGAAGCAGCAAATCAGTCAATAAAAAGTATTCAGGAAGAGGCAGAGGCGCGGCGAGAGAACATAGCGGCGTCAATCGCTGAAATAGACAATGCAGAAGCCTTATGGGGAGAGCTACAAAATTGTGTTGATGCGAATGGACAAGTAAAAGCTGGATACGAGGAAAGAGCGCAATACATAACAGGAGAATTGGCAAGTGCGCTGGGAATAGAGATAGAACTGGTTGACGGGCAGATTACAAACTATCAAGAATTAAATGATTCCATATATGATGTTATTGCGGCTAAAAAAGCAGAAGCAGCTTTGAGTGCAATGGAATCAGAATACAATGAAGCAAAGAGGGAGCAGGTATCCCTTGCAGCAGATCTTGCGGCAGAATATGAAAAACTGACAGGCTATCAAACACAAAAGAATGAATTAGAGGCAGAAGCGCGAGAGATAAATGAAAGTTTATCAAAAACCTGGGACGATCAGAAAGCGGAACGTCTGGCTGAAATTAATGGAGAGCTTGCAGAAGTAAATGCAAACTTGGAAACGCAGGAAGCAAAATTTAATGAAGCCAATGCTGCTATGCAGAATAATCAGCAAATCATTTCTGGATATGAAAATCTGCTAAACGCAGCAATGGACGGAAATGTCGAAGCAATAAATTCAGCACTGGCAGAAATACAAGGTGGCATTAATACTACGCTGGATGCTACTTCTGAAGCTGCTCTTTCGCAAGCGCAGACAATGGGAGAAACGCTTTTATCATTACTCCAGATGCAGGCTGACGGTATGGAAGGACTTGAGCAATCTACAGTAGATAGTACTGCACAGAGTATGGGGCTTGCAATTAATACAATAAGCTCATCTTCTGAACAAATGAAGTCACTTCTAGAGAGTGTTGGAACAGACGGTGCTGTAAAAATGCTCATGGGATTTCAAAATGCGGACCTTGCTGGAAATTTAAGTGCAGAAGCACAAAGTGGTATGCAGGCATTGATTTCAGCAATGGCAGGTATGGAAGGGGAATTAAGTCAAGAATCTAAAGATGCCTTAAATAGTTTTATTTCTGGATTTGATGGACTTAGCGAAGAAACACAAGCGGTTTGGTCTCAAGCATGGTATGGAGCATTATCGGGTCTGGAAGGATTTGAAGAGTTAGCAGATCCAGCTACAGAGGGAGCAGATGCTTTTCTGGAAAGTTTACAAGAGGCATTGGAAGTACATAGTCCATCACAAGCAGTTAAAGAAATATTTTCCTATGTTTGGCCAGGTGCAGTTGAAGGGCTATCTGAAGGGCAGGAAGAATTAAACACAACAGGCGGCAATGTCATACAGCAGTTTCTAAGTTCACTGACAAATGGCGGACTGCTAGAGGGGGCAAAACAGATTGGTTCAAATCTGATGTCTTATTTTGGCATAGGGATTGGCTCACAGACGGGAAATTCACAGACGCAGGGAAGAGCAAATGTAGACGCTGCAAATAAGGGGGCAGGTTCACTTAATCCGACTTCTACAGGTTCTAGGTTTGCCAGTCTTCTTGGTGGCGGAATAGGCAGTTTAGTTGGTTTTCTATTCGGGCAAGGGAAAGGATTGACGGATAGCGCAGATAGTGGAGCAGGTTCCATAAATCCAACGCCTACAGGCAATACATTTGGAAGCAGGCTGGGGCAGGGGATTAGCAGTATGCTCAGTTTTGTCGTTGGGAAAGCAAAGGAACTGGCAAGTGGTGCGGAAGACGGCGCAAATACTGCGGATTCTTATTCGGCTGGTAGTAACTTTGGCTCGGGTTTTGTCAATGGAATCGGAGCATGGATTGGCAGCGCAGTATCAAAGGCAGCAGAATTGGCATCCAGCGCGCTAAATGCGGTGAAAGAAAAGCTTGGTATTGAGTCTCCATCAAAAGAAATGAAAAAGGTTGGCGTTTTCTTCGGGAAAGGCTTTGAGGAAGGCGTAAAAAAAGAAGAAAAGGCTGTAGCGAAGACTGCAGAGAACTTAGGACAGATAGCGCTAGATTCGTTTAACATGGCAGATATATCTTCCCGTATGCGTGAAACAATGGCGATAAATACCGGCAGGATTGCAAAGTCATTTGCTATGGAAACAAGTGCAATAGTTATGAACAATGCCGAGACAAATAATACATTTCACCTTGCAGATGAAGATATAGAACGGCTGGCAAAAGAGTTTGGTATTACAGCAGCGGATATATTAGCAGATAAGGTGGAAGGTATGACAATGGAAGTATATGGCAGGGAATTTGCCCGGGTAGTAAAGGAGGCAGAAAGGCAATGATGGATATATACTATGTGAACAGCAAAGGGATTAGGCTTGATTTGCTCAAGCCTCCTTACATGCTCCAAACGGGAGACATTTTTGACTATGAGTGGGGTTACGAGAGTGTGGACACATCTGCCCTTGCCGGGAGAATAACAGATTTTACGCGGGGAATCAAAGAAAAGTCTTTGACGCTTAGTATCTTGAATTATTCGAGAGAAGCATATTACAAGGCAATAAACGCATTCCATGAAACAGTGGAGTATGACGTTTTGAATAAGGTTCCGGGAAAATTGTACGTCGGCGGGCAGTATTTACAATGCTATATCATTGAAGCGCAGAAAAGCGATTGGGAAAACGATATAGAACTGCTCGACGCGGATATTACAATCGTGGCAGAGTATCCTTTCTGGATAACAGAGCGAAAGTTTGAATTTAAACCCAGCACGGGAGAACAGACAGGAGAATACCTCGATTTCGATTTTGATGTACAATTCGATCTTCTTGGTGACGAAAAGGGTGTTGGAAACATAGATTTTGAACACTATTCTTTCTGTAATTTTTTGATAACTGTTTACGGGCCGTGTACAAATCCGCGGATAACAATCGGCGGGAATATATATGAGGTCAAGACAAAACTGGATACAGGGGAATATCTGTTAATCGATTCCCGCGCCGGTACAATCTACCGTGTCCGTGTAAACGGCATAAAAGTAAATGAGTTTGACAGCCGGAACACGGAAGAGGGCTCTGTATTTAAGAAAATCCAGCCGGGGTATAATTTAATAAGCTGGGACGGTACATTTGGATTTGATTTACTACTTTATGTAGAGAGGAGCGAGCCAGAATGGACAGAATGATAGTGGCAAATACCTCCGGCAAAGAAATCGGGTATCTTGATTATAGTATTGAAATGGATATGGACTTGGGAGATAGTAATGACTTTGAATTTGAAATGAAACTGGCGTCTTGGGATAAAACAAAAATAGACTATGGTTTTACTGTTGCTCTGGCTGACACAGAATATGGTGGAATTATCGGCGATATACAGACAGTAACTAAAAATGCAAAGATAGTTTTATCAGGAGATACATGGCGAGGAATGATGGCGAAAAAGGTAATTGAACCGCCTGCCGGGCAGGATTACAGGAGAGTATCTGGGGAATTAAACAGCATAATAAATGATTTAATAGGCAGTCAATTCGGCAGCCTGTTTTTTGTTTCTGCAAAGAGCACAGGCGTTTCTGTTCAGAATTATCAATTTGAGAGATATTGTACATTATTAGCCGGACTTGAAGCTATGCTGGCAAGCGTCGGATACAGATTAGATATACGTTATAGACATGGTGGAGTTGGTATCCCTGGCTGGGTAGAATTACAGGCGGTACAAGTTGAAGATTTTTCTGAAAGTAAAGAATACAATCAGGATAACCGTATCAATTTTACTGCGAGAGATTATAGACGTGGTATCAATCATTTAATCTGTGCCGGCACAGGGGAAGGGGCTGACAGGACAGTTCTTCATTTGTATGTACAGGCGGACGGGACTATTGGAAATACGAAGTATTATACTGGGTTGGATGAACGAGTGGCGTTATATTCTTACACGTCGCAATCAGACATGGAGAAATTAAGAGAGGACGGCATAAAGAGGCTGAAAGACATAATGGATTATAAGCAATTTGATATGACTGTCGAGGATGTCGATCTTGCGATCGGGGATATAGTATCTGGGCGTGATTATGTGACGGGGATTTCAGTGCAAAAGCCTGTGGCGCAAAAAATATTGAAGATTAAAAAAGGGCAGATTTCGGTTGAATACAAATTGAAAGGAGAGGACTAAAAATGGAAATTGTAACAGGATATGGAGGAAAAGCGCACATCACCGCAGAAGATTGGGCTGAACTGAACAGAGGAATAATGGGGACAGATTCATATGTTTTTGATGTGGGGCGTAAATTTGAATCTGAATTAGTATCAAATAATCTTTTAAAGATTTATGATGGCTGTGGTTTGATACAGGGGAGACAGTTTGTAATTCCTGCGGGACAAAGTGATGAAATTACAATCGAAAACGGGACGCAGGGAGAAAAGCGGATTGACTTAATTGTAGCGAGGTATAGTAAGAATGAAGATACAAAAATTGAGACTGTAGAAATCGTATTGATAAAAGGAGCTTCTGCAGAAACAGATCCACAGGTACCGGAGGGTACAAATGGGAATATTCGCGCTGGAGATTTAACAGCGGATATGCCGCTGTATGAAGTTGAGTTGGATGGAATCAATGTTACAGAGGTAAGAAAAGTTTTTAAGATGTGCATGACAAATGCAGATTTGTCTGATAGTGTCCGTCAGTTAAATGCTAATTACATTGTCGAAGAAGGCGAAAATGACAACGGCCACTATCGAAAATGGAGTAACGGCACGCTTGAGATGTGGGGAGGCTATCGCGGCACATTTTCTATTCCTTCTGGAAACGTACAAGGCGATATTTATTACTCTGCTAATAGAACAATACCATTTCCTATTGAATCAAAAACATCTGCACGTATTGTAGCTACCGTTTATTCAAATGGAATACAATGGTTAAAAATCTCGACATCCAACACAAACAAAACAGGGTTTGATGTGGTTATAATGCAGTCGACAGGTGCAAATCCTACGGCAAATGTAAACTGGAGCGCGATTGGAACATTGAAATAATTATTTCTTTTTATATTTCACGCATACATACGCGCTGTATCCAGACCAGTTTGTTCCGGTTCCCACAACCAGCCTAGTGCCATTGCTGTCTATACGTACTGATATACCGTTTGCAGAATTTTTAGGGTCGACATAAGGTATCGGATACATTGCACCATTGGAAAATGCAAAACTATTTCCCGGATCTATCCAATAATAGTCGGGTGTTATTCCGGTATTTACACTTTTAGTTGTATTATTCGGCAATACGCCAATGCTTATCCATTTTGCATAAATGGGCTTTGAGCTCAGATATGTTCCTGTAAAAACTTCTTCCCCGAGCGAAAATGCATAGGCGTCAATTTTATCTTCTAAATTATCATTTAACTGACTAATTGAATTGGACAAATCTGCATTTTTTACAGAAATATTTTTATGAAAGGATGATGAAATTATGAAAATCATATTTAATGATGCTACAGAGCTGCAGGTGCAGTCTGTACAAGTTATAAATAATCTGCTGCAAATAAAAACAGTATCCGCTACACGTGGGGAATTGCGGGAAAGGTTTTCGGATAAGTTTGCATGTAAAACTATTAAGGTTGAGGAACGCGGGCAGATACTTGCTACATATGAAAACTATACAGAATTATACAGAATTGAAGAATACGAAGGAACTATTTTAGGCGTTGCAATGTATAAGCAAGGAGAAACACCGGAGGAACGGCTGACAGCTGTAGAGGTTGACATGAAAACAGCACAAGAAGATATAGAAAAACTAAAAGAATCCGGTGCAGGAGTAGATCCGGCATTGTTTTCCGCGTCTGTAGTGGTTGCCCGTGCGAACGCACAGACATTAGAGGATGAGCAAGCATTACAAGCGAAAGTTTTGTATCCGACATGGGCAGAAGTTATCGGACAGACGGTGAAAAAAGGCTTCAAATTTGTTTATGAAGAGGCTCTCTATAAGACGATACAGGACAGCTTATTGATTCAAGAGCAGTATGTGCCGGGACAGGGCACGGAAAGTCTATATACAGTCATTGATGAAACCCACGCGGGGACGAGGGAAGACCCAATTCCTTATTCAGGGAACATGGAACTTGAATCCGGCAAGTATTACAGTCAGGGCGGCGTAACGTATCTGTGTAACCGCGACACTGGACAGGCAGTATTCCAGCCGCTGGCCGACCTGGTAGGAATTTATGTAGAAATAGTAGAATAGAAAGAAGGAGAGGTACATGAAGAAAATGGACAAGATTAAAGCAATTATCACAGTAATAACAGGGGCTTTATCAAGTGCGCTGGGTATATTATTTGTTCCTGTTATTCTGCTTGTTTTATGCAATATTATCGATTATGCAACAGGACTGCTTGCAACGCCGAGCAGAAAAGAGAATCTTAGTTCTTATAAGAGTATTCGAGGAATCACAAAGAAAGTAGCTATGTGGCTACTAGTTGTAGTGGGTGTGATTATAGATGAATTGATAAAATATTCTATAACTGCAATAGGGCTGTCTGTTCCATTTACATTTCTTATAGCGTGTATAGTAGCAATCTGGCTGATATGCAACGAGTTAATCAGCATACTAGAAAATATTGCAGACATTGGAATTAAGCTACCGGCGTTTTTGCAGAAGATAGTATATTACATAAAAGAACAGGCAGAAATGAAGGTGGATATAGATGATTTTGAAGAAAAAGACGAAGGTGAGGACGTGTAATAGCGTCCTCTTTTTAATGAAAGGTGAAATATTATGAGTATGAATGGAATTGATGTAAGTAACTGGCAGAACGGAATTAATTTGTTGGCTGTCCCGGCAGATTTTGTGATTATGAAAGCCACCGAGGGTACAGGATATGTAAGTCCGGACTGTGACCGCCAGTACCAGCAGGCAAAAAAAGCGGGACGGTGCCTCGGTGTGTACCATTATGCAAATGGCGGGGACTACAAAGCAGAAGCTGACTATTTTTTGAATAATATAAAAGGGTACATTGGTGAGGCAATACTGGTGTTGGATTGGGAAGGCACAAACAACCCTGCCTTTGGAGTTAATGATTATAACTGGTGCAAAGGCTGGCTTGATTATGTATACAGTAAGACAAATGTACGACCGCTATTATATTGCTCGCAGTCAGTTATGTCCCAGTTTAACGGAATAGGCGATTACGGAATGTGGATTGCGCAGTATGCGGATATGAATGAAACAGGCTATCAGGATACGCCGTGGAATGAGGGAGCCTATACGTGTGCTATTAGACAATACAGTTCCGCAGGGCGTCTATCGGGTTATTCCGGCAATTTGGACTTAAATAAGGCGTATATGGACCGTACCGGGTGGAACAAATACGCGGGCGGTGATAATGCAGTTCAGCCTTCCGGCGATACGGAAGATATAGAAACATTGGTACAGGAAGTTATCGCAGGAAAATGGGGAAACGGTGAGAATCGGAAAAATTCTTTGACATCTGCCGGATATGACTATGATGCAGTGCAAAATAGGGTGAATGAACTTCTTGGCGCTTCCTCTGGTACAACGTACATTGTGCAAAGCGGTGATACTTTAAGCGGAATTGCACAAAGATTCGGCACGACGTATCAGACGCTTGCCAGCCTAAACGGCATTACTGACTCGGATTTGATTTACGCGGGACAGACTATCAAAGTACCGGAAAATGATTCCGTTTCTTCACAATCTGCCTATACAGTACAATCTGGCGATACGCTAAGTGAAATTGCAGAACGGTATGGCACGACGACCAGCGCGCTCGTTTCCTTAAACGGCATATCTAATCCAGACGTAATTTGCGTTGGGCAGGTTATCAGGATAAAATAAAAAATTCCCCTGGGGTAATCCCAGGGGAAGAATACTGTATCATCTTCAAAAAATAGGATATTTTGGTAAATGAAATAACATAGGTTTACAACACGTTTACAACAAAAAATGCCGGAAATGGCGTAAAATCGTTTAAAAAACTTAAGAAATTTAAAAGAATCGTTTAAAATCCATCAATCCGCGTGGTTGACGTAAATATGGATAAAATGTGTCAACCATGCGGTTTTCAATGAAGTGCTATCCAAATAAATGACATTGAAAAAAGTCATAATAAATGGTATCCGTTTACAACACGTTTACAACAAATCACTGTTCTATTTGTATTTTTTCGATTTCGTGTCTCAAGTCTTCAAGCTCCCGATGTCCATATACCTTGTTTGTCATATCTGAAAACGCATGCCCTAGCATTCTTTTCCTATCGTTTTCTTTTACCTCAAAGTGTTCGCATAATTTAGAGAACGTATGTCGGCAATCATGGGGAGTATGCTTTCCAATTCCTATTATGTCAAGGGATTCATACATTCTTTTCCTAAATGTGCCTTGCGTTATAGGTAACAGCATTCCTTCCCGATTTAACCGCTTTTTCACAAGAGGCATAATTCCTGAATGAATGGGTACTATTCGGTTTTTGCTGCAGTTATTTTTAACCCCGCCTTTGAAATATCCTTCTTTCAGATTCACTTCAAGCGTCCGATATGCTTCAATGCGGAATCCAGAATAACACATAATAAGTAGCATTTCCACAATATCATTATTCTTATTCTTCCAAAGGATTTTTAATTCTTCTGTACTAAAGGGCGTGCCTTTTTCTCTGTCATTCTTTGCGTTGACAGAGACGTATTCGGAATAATTCATTGATACAATATTATTTGGCACCGCGTATTTATACATTTGGTTATACAATAGTTTAACGGATTCAGCAGTTGCCTTTTTATGTGTTTTTAGAGTCGCGTCCAGGGCCTCCTGTAAATCATCAGCTTTTAATTCCTCAAATATTCTATTATGCAGTGCCTCGACATTCTTATACCCTGATATTACACGTGCTTCTGAAGAAGACTTTCTACCTTTGTAGCCGTATTCTTTGCCGAATTTGCGCTTATAAGATTTCTCAAATACTTCCGAGAATTTCGGCTTATCTGTAGCAGGTTCGCTATTGAACATTTTTTTGTTGTAATCTGATACCAGTTTTTTGAAAAAAACATCATTGATACCAGAATCTGGCCGCATATTTTGCTCAATCATTACTTCATCTCCCGGCGTGTATGTTCCGGCATGATATGAGACTAAGACTGCCAGTCCGACATCCCAGCCGGATACATAGCATAAAGCTGGAGGTGTCTTTTTCTTTCCGTTGTCATATTCCTCAATTGCTGGTGGATAAACTCCATAGGGATTCCTGCGTTTTTTACCAAGAAAGCGTATCTGGCCGTAACCGTTTGGCAGTTTTTCATGTTTCTTTCGTCGTGGCATAGTTATCACCTTCTTTCTGAATATAAAAATAACAGCGCACAAACGTTCTGTATTGTGCAGCTGCACCGAAGATGATACAATATTCCTGCGAAAGATTACTGCATAATCTTCGGATTGTGCTAAAACTGCTCCGGTATTGGCGTACCGGGGCGGCTTTAGTTACGAAACTTATTTACATAAAAATATTGACATTCTTATAAATTAGATGTAGTATAGTCTTACTAATCAAAAAGAATTATGAATAAAATTCTAGATTAGTGGTAAGAATGTAATGAACACATAATATTAAGTGTTCGTAATATTTATAGAAAAAAGTCAGTAATGTTTTTGGTGTGTACCAAAAAAGGTTTATTGGCTTTTTTCTTTTGGCGAATAATTCTCATAAAAATCCAAATACATGACACAACGTTTAAAATGTGTAGACTTCATAGCTTCTTCACGATTATATTCAAAAATCAATTTACAAGCAGAGCGTATTTGCTCAAGTTTAAAATTTTCTATATTTTTTAAGATTAGACCAGCTTTCTTTTGGACGTTGGGCACGTTTTCTATTTCTTTCATTACATCCTCATAAGTGTTATAAGAGGGAACAGTATTCAATGTTTTTTCAACTTTTTTAGAAATTATTTTGTTTATGCTATTGTGCTTTTGGATGTAAATATCCAATTTACTTCCCCTATTTGGCAACATAGAGGCATTTTTCACATATTTGAACACCGGAAGCAGCCTTGTGTATGGAAGTGACTTAAAACGGTCAATACACATAGAATTGGAATCAAAATTCTTGTTGTTATATAATATATCTTCAAATATTAATTCGTCTTCAAAAAGACCATATCCGAACTTGTTCAAAATATTTTCTTTATACCCGATAGCAATTGCTAATGGCTTGGAAGACAAGTCTACTTGGCTTAAATCATCGATCCCGACAATAACAGATTCTGCTTGAGAGGAAGTGATACTAGCATCAACAATACTTTTGATGACACGTTTCGTTTCTCGTACTTTAGCAGGAGAAATTGCCGGTGTTATTTGATTGAGAATCTCATAAACACGACCAAAATTATCGGTAGCAATTTCAGTAATAGGTATATCATCACCAGATTGTGTAGTAACTGTACGGTGGATTTCTATTAAGTCTGATTCGTGTTTTTTATAACTGATAAAAATAAAATGATCACGGATGTTTTTAAGCTGTTGGTCTGATAAACAACCTAAAAAGTCAACGATTATAGATTGTATATTTTCATCAGTAAAAGAATATCCTAAAAAGACTATTGGAGATTCTGAAAATAAAGTCAGCATTTTGGCAATAATTAATTTTCTAGAATCATTAAAGGCTTTATAATCTGTTTCTGTAATTACTATTGAATTTGCATCTGTGGCAGAGCCATGTATTTTATATATTTCCGCTATATTATAAATGTCAGCTCCGAACAAATCGCTTTGGCGCACAAAAACAGCGAAGTCGTCCGGGAAGATTTCTTTTTCCAAAAACGGATCATAATTAGTTGTTATTACGGCGGAAATTTTAGTTTTTAATAATTTAAATTTTTCTAGTTCTAAACGAAGATCCTTCCGGTTATAAAGCGTTGCTTTTTTAAAATATGAGGATAAATACATTTTAAAAGGAGAAATCCCTTTGCGTACCCAATTGGGATTTTTAGAGTTTCCTATATTAAGTTTAATTTTTCTGTCATAAAAAGCGGCGTTGAATTCGTTTTCTATTATAGCCGCAAGCTTAGTATTTATATCAAAATCAGACAAGCCCTGGCGAATAAGAGAGTCTTTATGCTTTTGAAATTGAAAAATATCAGAACTATACTTCTTGAAAGTCATTTCCAAAAGTCCGTCCCAATCGGGATACTTATAAAGATATCTCTTAGAAATACCAGATCCAACGAATAAAACTGGCAACCTATTGCTATCAGCCAACCGTTCTAAAGTATTTTTATACAAATAAAATCATCCTCTCTTCCTTTGTATTTTTTTATATAATCACCGGGGCGGTTATATCTTTTCCATGACTGCAAGATTTGGCAGAAAGTAAATCACATAATTATCCACAGTAGTATATACACCATATTTGTCGCGGTATATCTCAATACATTCTTGCAGACATTCTTCCGTTACTTCCAAATACTCCGCAATCTCATATCGGCTTTGGCACCCAGCTTCATAGGCCTTTATAATACCGCGCAGTCCTATCAATCTATTATAAGCCCAAAGCCTCGCCTGCCGTTCCTGCTTGCGGTTGTGGGTGTCGGACATATCCAGGATATTTCCGACAGAGGTATAGTGGTGTCCCATTTCTTCTGCGAGTATACAACCTCTTTCAATAGATTTTTCTACTTTGCTATTTATGCCAATTACTCCGTTGTGATATAGCCCTTTTATTCTATTACTTTCAAAATTACAAGAAATAATGTCTATACCGTCTTTGCAGGCTTCGTCCTCTAGGCGTTCATGCATATTCATTCAATAACACCTCCCACTCAAGTATATCTTAATGCCAGTCCTAAAAAACGGACTTACTTTTTCCTGTTTTTTACAAATTCGGCAAACTGGCGGATTTCATTTAGTTCATCTTCGGTAAATTCGTCACCATCAAAGTGTGCGGCGAGAGTGGTAGGCGCATAATTTCTTTCAGAAACCATTTTTTCTAATTCATCTGCGCTTATTCCTAAGGCGTTGCATATCTTACAAACATTTACATAGCCAGCTTTTTCAGCTCCACGTTCTAAAATAGCCTTTACAGTTGAGTATGGAAGACCAGATAGTTTGACTATGTCAGATACTTTCATACCTTTCTTCTCCATTAAATCTCTAAGTATTTCTGCGCGTTGTTCCATGAGTTTTTCCTCCTTGATTTGATATTACAGTATTGCACAATAAAAGTAAATAGAAAATTGCAAAATTTTGCAAAAAAGTTGTTGACTATTGCGCAATAATGCAATATACTATAATCACAGATTGCGAAATTGCGCAATAGAAAGGAGGGTTAAAAGTTGCAGGTAATAAACCTAAGTAATCTGGAGGCTGAAATGAAAAGGAAAAGCATTTCACGGAATGATATTGCGAAAACACTTAATGTGTCTTATCGTACAATCCATTCGAGATTTAACGGTGAATCTGAATGGAGTTACGCAGATTGTGTGAAAGTTAGAGATAAATATTTTCCTGATATGCTTTTAGAGTATTTATTTCAGCTTGATAATTCTGGAAACAAAGAAAAGGAGGTGGATGCAAGAATAAATCTGACCCCAAAGAAAATCGCAGACGGGTACGCAGAATGCGACGTGAGATTAGTGGCAGGACAAAAGAAGTAATGACTGCCCTGCCACAGAATTATTTTTTATCGATAAGTTTTTGGTATGCGGTTTCAACCATTTCTTTCCAAGAAGAAAATTCTGAGTTGGAACATATCGCTTCATCAAATGCATTAGTATCTTGCAGTTTATCTAAATCGCTTTGAGAAGTTGTATCGCAACTGATTGCTTCACAAAAATCAGTAAAATTTTTATGCTTTGTAAATTCGGACATAAAGGAATCTGTAAAGATTTCAAATACACTGCTTGAGGACAGGTATTGAAGGCGCTTCTCGATGTCTCCTTTGTAGTCCCCAACAGCTAAACGAATTTGCGTCATAGTTTTCGCTACTCCTTTCGTAATACTCGGCATGGCAGTGCCTGTAAGGAGATTATATCACAAAAAGAAGTTTTGAGTAGTGTAGCATAGAGAGCCCGATAAAAAGGACAGGAGGTAAAACATGGTATATCAATGGGAATTAGAAAAAGTAAAAGACTGGTCAGTGAGTCAGCTGAAAAATCGTATCCATAGAGAGGTAGACTGTGGACAGCCTGCGCCGGGATGTGTGTCAGTTGAGGCAATGAGAATGGAGCTACTTCGTAGAGGAGAGGAACCAGTCGGGTATCACAATACATAAGGAGGTGAATAAGGTGTCAGAAATTTTAAACACAGCGACTAAAATCGCAAAAGTTATCCGGTGTGACCCTTGCGAGGTTCGGCATAAAATGCGTACCGGAAAGTGGCAGTTTGGGCGGGTTATACGACCGTCTAAAAGGGGTGAACTGTATAGATATGAGGCAACAATAAACGAGGTTGCAAAATACATTGACATAAGCCGGGAAGAGGCGGAAAGGAGGCTGGCAGAGTGACAGAGTTACAGGTAATTGAGCAGAAGCGCCGTGAGACAATTGAAGAAACTAGGAGGCGCAGAGATAAGTCTATGAGAGGCATAGTAACGATCGCATTTGTATCATTAGCATTGAACATATTGCAGGCTGTTGCGATTTACATATTGCAGGCAGGGCCTATTTGAAAGGAGGGAAAAGAATTGACCGATTTAGAGTTTGAGGACTACATGGAACGGACAATTGCAGAAGCCGAAGAAATGTTTTTCACTTCAGAACTGGGGATACAGGGCGACGTAGCAGACCTGCTTGCACTAGATGAAACAAATCTTTTTACCGGCTCACAGGTTGCGGTGGCGATAAAAAGAGTATTGGAATTAAAAGATTGAGCACCTACATAAGCCCGGCAAGGCGTAGGCGCTCGGAAAATAACCACTTATATTGTATCAGAAAGGCATAAAAATGGCAAATCAAGAAAAGAGCTGCAATACATGCAGCAAATGCGTACCAATCGGTGAAGGGGACCATATCTGTGAAGAGGACCCAACGCTGATTGTTTTAGAGGACTACCTGCCGGCAGAAGATTTCTTCTGGTGTGGCGGGAGATATTGGGAGGGAAAATAAATGTTTAAAAATACAATGCAGTGTTCCGAAGAAGATTATTATGCGCTGGTGTGCGCTGTAGAAAGGTATATGAACATTGCAAATATGCCGGACTGGAGAGTGATATGTGCGATTCTCGGAATTGAGGAGGTTGGAGAGGATGTATAGGGGAATCCAGTCGGAGTATGGAAAGACAGTATGCGATTCAGACGCCTTTTCATACGCATGTGAAAGGTGCAGGACAGGCAGCTATGAAGAAAAGGCGGCATTTCTTTACATTGCAAAATCAGCAGAAAGCATGGAGGAGTTTTGCGAGAGACTGACAGAGTGGTTTTACTCTGGAAACTGGATATATGAGGAGGAATAACAAATGAACGATAAAATACATATACCTGCGAAAAAGATAATTCCGGAAGGACAGGAAGTAATCAAGATTACCCCTGTGGCATACAGGGCACTTGCGGAAGTTGTAAATGAGTCTGGAAGAAGTATCCGGCAGGTTGCAAGCATGATTATTTTACAGGCGATAGAAAAAGATTTGATTGTATATGACAGGGAGGAATAGGCAATGAGCAAAGTGATTGCAATTATGGGCGAGAGTGGAGCAGGGAAGACAACATCCATGCGAAACTTAGACCCGACAACAACATTTTATATTGACTGCGACAAAAAAGGCTTGAGCTGGAAAGGATGGAAAAAACAGTACGTTGAAGGAAAGAACTACTTTAAAGGCGACGTTCCGACCAATGTCATGCAGTGTTTGAAAGCTCTGGATAAAAACGAGAAGTATAAAGATTTCAAGACAGTAATTGTGGACACGTTAAACGGCATTATGGTAGCTGAAGAAATGAGAAACGTGAAAGTTGCAGGATATGGTAAATGGACAGATTTAGCTTCTTACATTTACGAAATTGTTGATTATGCATTATCAATGCGTGATGATTTTACGGTTATTTTTATTTGCCATTCCGAAACTATTTCCGATGATAACGGAATGATTTTCACGAGAATCAAGACAAACGGGCGCAAACTGGACAAGATTGTGCTGGAGAGCAAATTTACAACAGTGTTACTTGCGGAATGTAAGGATGGAAAGTATATCTTCCATACTCACGCAGATCGCAGTTCCGTAAAGACTCCGCTTGGAGCATTCGAGGAAGACCAGATGGATAATGACATTATAGAAGTAATCAAGGCGTTGGAGGATTATTAATGTCAGAGTAAAAAAGAAGCTATAGAGCTTTGTTATATACAACCATAAACATTATAGAAGGAGATTTGAAAATGAAAAAATTTAAAGATTACAATGAAACACAGAGCTATACAGAAAGTGCAAAATTGCCAGTTGGCGGCTATATTGTGAAAGTTCAGAATATAAGGCTTGAAGAAGGAACAAACGGCAATTCAGACCGTTTAATTCTTATGGTAGATGTCAGCGAAGGTGAACATAAGGATTTCTATAAAAATCAGTATGAAAGCCAAACGGGTGAAGACAAAAAATGGAAGGGCACATTCACAATCTATTGTCCAAAAGACGATGGATCGGAGCAGGATAAATGGACAAAACGCCGGTTCAAAACTATCATGGAGCACATCGAAGCATCCAATCCAGGATATTCATGGAACTGGGATGAGAATACGCTGAAAGGGAAATCGTTTGGCGCACTCGTTGGAGAAATCAATACGGTTATAGACGGGCGGGATATTTCATACAATGCGATCCGTTTTACTACAACAGTGGATAATATTAAGAAAGGGAACTTTAAAATTCCGGAGCCATATACGAGAGGCGCCACTTCAGCAGGTGCAAAAAAAGAAGCAACGGGAAGTGAAGACTTTATGAGTGTTGACGGAACACAGGAGGAAATTCCATTCTGATGAATCATTTTGAGATTGACGACTGTCTCAAGTCAATGCAGATTATCGTAGATTCCAATGAACAACCGTCAAAGCGGGCAAAGAAGAGATATGAGGCTTTCGAGTGTCCGTATGTACGGCAAAAAATTGATTATGGAGATTATACATACAATTTTATGTTTCCGAACGGAAGATGGCTGTATGGTCCAAACACAAGGGTTTTCCCGCCTGTTTCAATCGAGCGTAAAGCAGATCTGGCAGAACTGTCACAATGTTTCTGCCAGTCACGCCAACGCTTTGAACGAGAGTTTGAGAGAGCATTGAAGAATCATGCGGATATGTATCTCCTCGTAGAAGATGCAACGTGGGAAAATATCATAAACGGTAAATATGCTACTCATTACAATCCGAAAGCGTATTTTGCCAGTATCACGGCATGGCAGGCAAGATATGGCATAAAAACGATATTCTGCAAATCCGAGACGAGTGGAAAAATAATTAAAGAAATCTTGTACAGAGAGTTGAAGGAACGGCTTGAGCAAGGTTTTTATGACTCGGAGGTGAAGGAAAATGGAATATCCATCAATGTACCATGCAGCAGTTGAATATATCAAAATGGGACTCGCCGTTTTTCCACTCGAAAAGCATGGAAAGAAACCGATTACAAAAAATGGGTGTAAGGATGCCACCCTTGATGCCGCACAAGTAAAAGCATGGTGGCAGGATAATCCGGAAGCAAATATCGGTATTGCAACAGGCCGGAGAAGTGGCGGGATTTTTGTCATTGACCTGGATGTAGACGAAGATAAAGGAATTGATGGATACCACACGCTAGAGGACTGGCAGAGAGAGCATGGAAATTTTCCGGATTCATGGATTTCCATAACTGGACGTGGCGGATACCATATATATTTTAGATCTGACCAAGAAATAAGGAACAGAGCCGGTATTATTGATGGCGTGGATATTAGGGGTGAGGGCGGTTATGTGGTTGCCCCGCCATCTATCCATGCAAATGGAAACCGATACGAATGGGAATATGCACCAGAAGATATTAAACTGGCTGAAGCAAATGACACGGTAAATTATTTTGTTGACATAGGGAATAAATCTAGCCAGCGCTTTGCAGCACCTGAAATTATTAAAGATGGTACAAGAAATCAGACACTATTTCGCTTTGCTTGCATGATGCAGTCCAAGGGAGTGAGCGATCAAGCTGTGTATGCAGCAACGCTGGCCGAGAATAATGCAAAATGCGCTCCACCGTTATCAGATTTGGAGTTGAAGAGGATTGTTGACAGCGCGCTTGCATATGAAAAAGGTAAGCCGATATTTGTGAATCAGGACGGAAAAGCAACACAGGGACAAAGAGAGCCGATTTTTTCAACAGATGACAAAGGAAATATCAGACAGAGCATAGCCAATATATGCGAGGCAATAGAGTATAATCCAGAACTATACGGAAAAATAAAGTACAATATTCTTTCATATTCTCCATTTATTGTGGGGGCATTACCCTGGGAGCACGTCAATACATATAGGGAGTGGAATAATTCAGATGACAGCAATCTAAAGAGTTTCATCGAGGCAAGATATGGTCTGAAAAGCATGGAAAAGATTATGGAAGCACTAAATATTGTAGTAAACAGGAATCCATATAATCCAGTTAAGGAAATGCTTGAATCGCTGTATGAGAAATGGGACGGTAAGACTGGGTATATAGAAAATTTACTGCCAGATTATCTGGGAGTAGAAAAGAGCCAATATACCACAGAATGTATGAAACTATTTATGCTTGGAGCAATAAGCAGAGCATATAAACCGGGATGTAAATTTGATTATATGCCTGTACTGGTGGGTAAGCAGGGAATAGGGAAATCAACCTTTCTGCGGCTATTATCTATGAACAACTCTTGGTATAACGACAATTTCAATACTGTGGAAGGCGATAAAGCGCCGGAAAAGCTTCGCGGAATGTGGATGGTAGAGCTGGCGGAGCTACTGGCTACAAAGAAGGCGAAGGAGGTAGAAAGTATCAAGGCTTTTTTAACATCTACAGTTGACACCTACCGTCCGCCATATGGCAGACGCACGGAGCAGCGCCCGAGGGTGTGCGTGTTTGCGGGGACAACCAACAATGACCACTTTCTAACAGACCGAACGGGAAATAGGCGTTTTTTGCCGATTGTAACAAGAAAAGACTATGTGAAAAAATCCATGTTTGAAAACAAGGAGCAGGTCACAAAAGATTTTGAGCAAGCGTGGGGTGAGGCGATGAGCCTGTTTAAGGAAGCAAAAGAAACACCTGTGCTTGTTCTTCCGAAAGCGTTGCACGGCTATGTCGAGACAATGCAGGAAGTTTTTATGGAAGAAGATGTGAGGGTAGGTATTATTCAAGAGTGGCTGGACAACACAAGAGAAAATCGTGTTTGTGTTGCTATGTTATATCAAAAGGCACTCGGAAATGAGGATAATAAGCCAAACCGAATGGAATCGAATGACCTTCACAGTATTATGCTCAATCTTATAAAAGGTTGGCACAGGCTGGACAATGCAAACGGCGGCAGGGCGAAGTGCGGAATATATGGTACACAGGTTTGCTATGAACGAGATGCAGCAGACAGGGATGCAGACGAATTTGAACCGATACAGGAGAAATTACCGTGGGAATAATAGAGGTTTTACACTTTAGCATACTAAAGATAGTAACGGCTAGTAACGGGCTAGTAACCCTCTAGTAACCGCAATAAAGCCCGTGGTTGACACATTTCTTATACTATGGTTACTAAAGTTACTAGAAAATCATATAAAGTAGAAAAAATAAAAATATATACAAAAAGGAAAACATAGGAAAATAAGATAACCTAGTAACCAAGAAAATATTTTTTGTCGTCTTAAAATATGGACAAGACCAGTAAAATCAAGGACTTTCAGGATTTAAGCATTGGTTATTAGGCGGTTACTAGAAAGGATGATAATTATTTGGAACTGAAAAAAGTCAATGAATTATTCAATGACTGCTATAAATTGTATAAAAATTTTAGTCAAATGGACTTGCTGGACAATGATTTACAAGATTTAATTAAAATATCTGACTTAATTAATAAAAAGTATAATACAGAGTTTTCAAAATCAATGGTACTTGCAGTTATTGATGAGATAGAGAGAATCGAGAAAAAGAAGCATGGAAAAACAGAGTAGAAGGCTAAAGCACCGCATCGGGAGCGACAGAATCTATGCAGTGTGGAAAACAGCAGCGGAGTATATGAATTTTTATGAGGACTGGATAAGAACATGCTGCCGGATTAGCAGAAATAAAAATAACCCGAACAGGAAGCTGCTGAAACGATGGGAGTGAGCTAAATGGATGAAGTTATCAGACAAAGAATAGAAAAGCTGATACACAGCTATGAGCGTCAGATGAAGAGGAATGAGAAGAAAGAAAAGGAGTATGAGGGCAGGAAAAAAGATTTGACAATACATGGGTACTGGTCGCTGGGGAGTTACGGCGCAAAAGCAATGTTGTATGCGGATGTGATTGACGATTTGAGAGAACTCATTGAAGAGGACTAATGAAGAATAAACGAAGAAAGAGAAAGGAGCCAGCCTCCGGCCGGGGCAAAGGTATACCGGGCTTCTTAGAAAAAATGGAAAGAAAAAGAAAAGTAAAATGCGAACTGTATAGAGACTCTATGCAGAATTATAAAAAATATGGAATACCACCTGCGCAACTGATTATTGCAGATGTGCCATACAACGTTGGAAATAATTTCTATGGGAGTAATCCTATGTGGTACAAAGGTGGGGATAACAAGAATGGAGAAAGCAAGCTGGCTGGAAAGGCAGCATTTAATAGTGATTTTAATTTCAATCTTTATGAATATTTTCATTTTTGCTCAAAAATGCTGAAAAAGGATGATAAAAGGCCAGTACCGCGCGGCCGTAGTTCAAATAGTCCGTGTATGATTGTATTCTGCAGCTTTGAACAGATACAGACACTTATTAATGCAGCGGCTAAACATGGATTTATTCACTACATACCGCTTATATTCTGTAAAAATTACAGTCCGCAGGTATTGAAAGTAAATATGCGAGTGGTGGGAGCTACAGAATACGCCTTGCTGTTATACAGGGACAAACTCCCGAAGTTTCGCAATGGCGTACAAGTTGATGAAAACGGAAAGAACATACGCGGGACAGGAAAGATGATATTCAACTGGTTTGAATGGGAGAGAGATGGAAAGGAGATTCCTAAAATACATCCGGCACAAAAACCTGTCAAAGTTTTGAAAAAGCTGATTGAAATTTTTACTGACGAAGGCGACGTAGTTATAGATCCGTGCTGCGGAAGCGGAAGCACTTTAAGGGCGGCCCTGGAAACAGGAAGAAGCGCATACGGTTTTGAAATCGACAGAAATTTTTATAATCGGGCAAAAAATGAAATGCTTGCATGGCAAGATGACGGTCAGATGAATATTACGGATTTTATAGGATGACAGAAAAAAACTAAGAGGGAGTGGAGATGAACATACAATTAATTGATGTAGACGGACATAACTTTCCAAATCTTCCATTGATGAAGCTGTCTGCATGGCATAAAGAACAGGGCGACAATGTAAACTGGTATGATCCGCTTACGGCATGGAAAGACCCACCAGACAGAGTGTATATGAGTAAAGTGTTTACTTTTACACCGGATTATCAGCACTTTGTACATGGAAAAGAAATAGTAAAAGGCGGAACCGGGTACAATTATCCGGAAGGCGGAAAGGAACTTCAAAAAGAGATAGAGCATATATACCCGGATTACGGTTTATACCCTGAACTTTGCAAGAATACGGCTTATGGCTTTTTGACACGCGGCTGCCCGAGAGGGTGCGATTTCTGCATAGTCAGCAAAAAGGAAGGAAAGCAAAGCTATAAAGTGGCGGACTTGTCGGAATTTTGGAGAGGACAAAAGCATATAAAACTTTTGGATCCGAATATGTTCGCTTGCCGAGAGTGGCGAGAATTATCCGAGCAGCTTATTAATAGTGGCGCATGGATAGATTTTACGCAGGGGTGCGACATCCGAATTATGACAGATGAAAAAACGGCATATATCAAGCGTATGAAAATAAAACGGATTCATTTCGCGTGGGACAGATACCAAGATAAAGAGGAAGTTGTGGAAAAATTCAAAAGGTTCAAAGAATTAACAGGATGGAGCAGAGAAAAAATGTCAGTCTATGTACTGACGGGATATAACACAACATTTGCACAGGATTTAGAGAGGATATACACGCTCCGCGATATGGGATATAACCCGTATGTGATGATATACGACAAACATAAATTGCCGCAGGGCAGCAGGCTAATAAAATTACAAAGATGGGTAAATAGCAAGTATGCGTTCGCGGTATGTAAAAAGTTTGAAGATTATAAAAGATAGCGAAACAAACGAAGGGAGAGCGAAGATGGAGAGATTAACGGATTCAGGAAGACAATATCATTCCTGCGATTTTATGGAAGATGGAATATATATCTTCATAAATAGATTAAGAAAATATGAGGACACCGGCCTCACACCGCCGGAAGTACAGGAACTGAAGGAGCGAGATACGGCGAAAGGGGCGCAGAAGGCAGAAGAACAGCCGTATTTCCGGAAGCATTTCCACAGTTACATATGTCCGGTGTGTCACAAGAAAGTTGAATCAAGATGGATATTTTGCGGGCACTGCGGACAACGTTTGAAACAGGAGGACTGACATGACAGTAAAAGAACTGGAAGAATTTTTGAAGAATGTAAAAGATAAAAGTAAATCAGTGTATTTTTATCACTGTGATGATAATCCGTTCAGTGATGGGATTGGAATAGCAAATGTGTTTGAAGTATCAAAAGACCAAGAAAATACAGGAGTTTTTGAAGGCGTGTATATACAAGGGTGTTAGGAGGACTGTGATTGAGAACCAGGAAAGAAACGCATCAGGACAGCAAAGAACATCATAACAAGATGGCGGTGACAATAATGATACAGGCACAAGCGACGCAGATAGAGCACAAGACGGTTGAGGAGTATCTGGCAGAGAAGTACAAGATGGGGAGTGTTGCGGATGGACAAGAGCATACTTAGCGAATATGCAGACATGAAAGAGGAAATAAAAGACCTGCGGCGCAGGATTACCGAGGATCAGAAAAAGATAGACAGATTAAACAGACTTATTGTGGTTGATTCTGTGACATGCGGCAAGAAAGGGAAGAAGCCCATCCGCACAGTAAAGATAAAAGGCTTTCCGAAGATGGAAATAGAACACAGACGGGCACTCCTTGAACGGCGGCAGGCAAAGCTTCGTATGCTGGAGACAGACCTGATAGAAAAGCAGCTGCAAGTAGAAGAGTACATACAGACGATTGAAAAGAGCGAGCTGCGGATTATGTTCCGGTTGTATTACATAGACAGCCTTACGTGGTATCAGGTTGCTATGAGGATGAATCAGATATTCCCGAAGCGCAGGATAAAGTACACAGAGGATAATTGTAAACAAAGGCATAAAAGATTTCTTGAAAAAGTTGCTTAAATGTCACGCAATGTCACGGTAAAATGTGTTAGTATGCTATAAAGCCGAAAGGTGTAATGCTGGCCGACTTTCTCCCACACAAACGAAAACAGAGGACGCTCTATACAAAAGTATGGGGCGTTTTTCTTGTTATATTGAAATATGCTGGATTTAGGTGTAATATAACATAAAGTGTTTAAAAACAGAACATATAAGAGGGGGAAAATTAGATGAAATTTTCTGATTTTGAATTTGGATTTGCAGACGCAACAAAAGAATATACACGCGTACCCCAAATTTTTGAAGAAGCATTTTGCGATACTAGGCATATTATTGATAAATTATTAAATTCATATGAAT